TAAAGTAATCTTACATAGAAGTTGAAGATTGAGTTATAGTTTGCTACAAACGAACGACAGAATCCCTTAGACCAGTCGTATTTACCTTTTAGATGAAAAGGAGTGAGTTTTAATATATTTAAAATAGCTTTTTTAAGATATTGTACATTAATAGTAGAATTGTCATATTCTATTCCATCTAATAAACGAGATTGTTCTATTATTTTTTTAAGATGTGTATCACTTAATTGGAATCCATTAACAGATTTATATTTATAATTAGTATATCTATTTAATTTATCAGTTAAGTTATTTGTTTGATAGTAATAAGTACCAATAACTTCTTTTAATATGTATGGTAATTGAATAGATAAATTATGTAATTTTGATTGAGACCAAGTAAATGAATAATGTCTAGCTTTTAATATTTCATCTTCAATCCATTTTACATAGATTGATTCAACTGATTTATCATTTAACATATTAAATAAATTAGTAGGAATGTGATGTTGATTAGACACAAATGAATCAAAATGATTCACTCTTTTATATTTTTTACATTGATTATAGTAATTAGTTATATTCTTTTTTATTCCATCATAACCCCATTTAGCCATATCTTTTGATGAATCACAATGAGTCATTAAATATCTTACAGTTTCATCAAGTGAATAATTTAATGTATTAACACAATAAGGTATCATAATAGAAAATGTATCATATCTATTACCAGAAGTAATACGAAATGAGTCAATATTAGAACTAAATTTTTTATTTTTTGGATTAATTATAACACGTTTTGTATGCCAAAAATTATAACTAGCTGTATTTCTTGTTTTAGCTTTTTTAAATTCAATATCGTGTGGTTTATTAATATTAGTATCAATAGGTTGAAACTCATGATTAAAATAATCAATTTTATCACCATATCCATTAGCTTGAACTATTTTATTAATTTCTGGACATTCAATAACTCTGGCAAAATTAGTATGTTTATACATATCATCTAATGAATCATAAGTTTTTTGCCATTTTTTATTTGGATCAAATTTTGCTTTATCTATTGGTAGATATTCATAAGATAATGGAAATCTTAAAATTCGATTATAAAAATTACAATCAATATTATGAAAACCAGTATCTTTAAGTAATTTTGTTAAGTCATTAAAAAATTCTGGGTTTCTAATAAAATAAGATAATTGTACAAATATATGATATCCACCATTAAATTGATTTTGTTCAATCAATATAGCATCAGTTGGTTGACAACCAAGAAATTTTAATAATTTTTCAACATCAGGTGAAACATTATAAATACCTTCATGATTATCAATATCAAACCATAATACTTTGGTTGGTAAACCCATAGTTAAGCCAAAAGTTTTATTATTTATATTGTATAAATTAATACGAGTATTTTCATACTCAGATGTCATATATTCCTTTTTTAATTTTAATTTTGTATTAGGTCTTTTTGATCCAATTACGTGATTTTCTAAATCTTCCCAACTACAACCTGCTTGAACAACAGCTGGCATCATAATTTTATACATTTGATTAAAATACCATTGAGTTATTTCTTTTCTATTATTAGATGTAATCCAACCAAATGAACCATCTTTTCTAATAAATCTTTTCCCAAATTTAAAATTTTCATCATTTTTGTCAAAATTATAATTTAAATAGTATAACAAATCAGAATATGAATACTTATCATATGCTGCTCTATTATTGAAAAACTGCTTACGTTTTTCAACTAAATTATATTCGTTATATCTAATTAAATTAGGCAAAGATTTATTCCTAAATTTATTATTTTTTGGTTTATATTAACAAATTATTTTTTAAAAATCAAAATTATTCTTGACATTTGAAAAATAATTTTTTATTGTTTGATTGTATTTATTTAGAAAGGATATAAAAATGATTGTCTTGGATAATGAAAAAGAAAAAATCGTCAGTTCCAAAAAATATAATTTTAAATTTAATAAACAAACTGGTTATTTTGTTAGATGGGGAAAAAATTTAGATGATGATCCAGATATAGCACCAAGTGGAGAAATTTTAGATTTAGAAATAACTGACATTTGTACAGGTATTAATGGCGTAGTTTGTCCTTTTTGTTATAAAGCTAATCTTCCTACCAATAAACAAAATATGTCCTTTGAGACCTTTAAGACAATTTTTGATAAAATTTATAAAACAAAAATTTTAACTCAAATTGCATTTGGTGCTGATTCACACGCAACATCTAATCCAGATTTATGGAAGATGATGGAATATGCTCGTGAAAAAGGTGTTATACCTAATATTACAGTAGCACAAATTGATGAGGATACTGCTGATAAATTAGCAAAATATTGTGGAGCAGTAGCTGTTTCTGTTTATGATAATAAAGATGTTGCATATGATTCTGTTAAATTATTAACAGATAGAGGAATGAAGCAAGTTAATATTCATAGACTTATAGAGAAAAAATCATATCTTAAAACTATTGAATTACTTAATGATATTAAAAATGATTCAAGATTATCAAAACTTAATGCCGTAGTTTTTTTAAGTCTTAAACAAAAAGGTCGTGGAATTCATTTTGAACGTATAGATGATGTTCAGTTTATGGGCTTAGTTAAATTAGCCTTAGAAAAACAAATAAGTTTTGGTTTTGATAGTTGTTCTGCACCTAAATTTGTTAAAGCAATTAAAATGTTAGGTTGCTATGACAAATATATTGATATGACTGAGCCTTGTGAATCATCTTTATTTAGTATGTATATAAATGTTAAAGGTGAATTTTATCCTTGTTCTTTTACAGAAGGAACAGAAGGTTGGGAAAAAGGTATTGATGTTGTTAATTGTAATGACTTTATTAAAGATGTATGGCAAAATCCTAGACTTAACGAGTTTAGAAATAAATTATTAAATCATAAAGATTGTAATAATTGCCGTCAATGTCCTATTTATAATATATAGGTGGAAAATGAAAAATATTCTTGAAATATTTAATGAAGTTGGGTTTGAAATAGCTGATAAAATTGATTTTAAAGGCTATAAAACGATTGAGAATGAGCCTGAACTAATCCATATAGTAAATGATACTATGATTCATTTATTAAGCTCACATGATTGGTTAGACCTCATTAAAGTAGCATCTATTCCTATAACTTGTTCTGAATTAGATAAAGATATTATTCACGCTTATAGGTATTCAACTTATGGTTTTAATGTATTTAAGCCATTAACTAATAATTTTATTTATATACGTAATGCACAAGGGAAATGTATTTCATCTGGTAAATTAATAAAAGCATTAAATGAGTATATATATTGTGATGATGGTTTTGAAATTAATTTTTATTATGATAAATTTTTAGTTAAAAAATCACCAACTGGATTATATTATATTGATTTTATGTATTTAAGTAGTGCAGTAGTTTATGATGCTCAAAATGGTTATGAAGAAAAATCTAATATTGAAAATGATACTGATATACCTGTATTTGATGAATATATTGTAAAATTAGGACTGAAATGGCGTTTATTAAAACACTTCAATAAAGATTATAATACAGAATATAATGAATATATTCAAATATTAAATAAAATTATTGAACGTGGTTAATTATTATGTTTAACTTATATTTAACAATAAGGAGAAAAACAAATGAATTATCATTTTTTATCACGACCAGAAAATAAAGCCATGAATGATGGTTGTGAATCATTTAATAGTTGTCAAACTTATGATGAACAACTTAATTGGTTGAAAAATCAGAAGAATTTAGAAACAGGATATGGTTCAAAATTGTTCTGTACTAATAAAGGTAATCCTGCTTGGTTAGGTTGGGATGGAGACCAAGATGGTGATTTTGAATTTGAGAATTTCTTAACTACTAAATCAGGTGATGAGGTGCGTAAAGACCTTAAAGAAATAGGATTCAATAATTTTATTTAAAATAATTTTGACTTATTGAAACAAAATTAATATAATAAATTATCTTAAAATAAAGGTAATTTGTTATGAAAATTAGAAGTGGTTTTGTTTCAAATAGTTCATCAAGCTCATTCTGTGTTGTAGGTGTTCCTCTTGAATATGATGATGTTAAGAAAATCGAGAAATTAAAAAACATGGATTTATGTGATTTATCTGATTATTCAGGTGAATATGATTTTATTGTAGAATTTGGTTATGATAATGAAGCTGGTTTAATGGGTATTGATATGCATGATATGAAAGATAATGATACTCTTAAATCTATGAAAGAAAGGTGTTGGAATAAAATTAAAGAACTTGAATTAGATGAAATGTTTGGATATAATGATATTCATATAATTAATGAAGAAATTTACAGTTAAACATTGTTTTGTATCCTTTCTTTGTTGTTATAACTGTAATGACTAGACCAGATAAATACATTTATAATGTTGATTTATCTGGTCTTTTCTTATGGAAAATGTAATAACTCGAAAAAATATAATAGATAATGTTTTACTTCGTTTAGGTGGGACAGTAATAGATGTTGAATTATCCGCTCAACAACTAGATTTATGTGTTTCATTAGCTATCCAAAAATTAAGACAGTTATCAGATGGTGCAGTAGAAGAATCATTTTTAATTTATTATCTAAAACAAGACCAACATGAGTATATTTTACCAGAAGAAGTTATAAATGTTCAACAAATATATAGAAGAGGTTTTGGAAGAAATTTTGGTTCAGCTGGTAATTTAGACCCATTTTATTATGCTGGATTTGCTTCTGTATATCAAGCAGGTGGTATGTATGGTTGTACTATGGGAACTGGTTCTTTAACAACATATGACTTATATACTAAATATATAAATCAAGCAGGTAAAATGTTTGGTAAATATATGAATTTTACTTTTAATTCAACTTCTAAAAAATTAACATTAATGGAAAATCCAAGAACAGATGAGGAATATGTTATTCTTCATTGTTATGTAAATAAACCAGAAGAAGAATTATATAAAGATAGATTTGCAAGCCGTTGGGTGCAAGATTGGGCATTAACTGAAGCAATGTTAATGCTTGCTCAAATACGTGGACTTTATCAATCTTTTGGTGGTCCTAATGGAAATATTTCTATGAATGCTTCTGATTTACGAAATGAAGCTCAGAAAATGCAAGAATTACTCCTTAAAGATATTCATAATTATATTACTGGTGGTTCTCTTCCTGCTGGAATTTATTTCGGTTAATCAAAATTTTAATTTTGACATTCTTTATCAAATAATTTATATTTAACTTAAATATAAAATATTGATAATCTAATATGACAAGAAAATTAAGATCCGCTGGTGCTTTATTTAAAGCAGAAGATACAAATAGAGTCCTATTTGTTCAGCGTTCATATAAGAAAACTTTTCCTCATAAATGGGAATTTATAGGTGGTAAAATTTATCCTTCTGAGAAATTAACAGATGGACTTCAAAGAGAAATTATTGAAGAAATTGGCTTTTTACCAGAAATAATAGCTGATGCACCGCTTAACTGCTTTCTTTCAGAAGATAATAACTTTAAATATGTTTCTGTCTTAATTAAAACTCCAAGAGAATTTATTCCACAACTAAATCCTGAACATTCTGGATATGCTTGGGTTGATATAAATAATCCACCATACCCTTTACATATCAGAATTAAAGAAATGCTTGAAGCTAATTTAATTAAAGATAGTATTGAAAAGTTTTAACTCATTGATTTTACATAATAAAATAATAAATTATTGAATATCAAATAGTTAAAAATTCTTCAAAAAACAATAAATAAAAATACATTCAACAAAATAAAGCTCCTATGAATAAAATCCGTTTATTAAATAATTTTCAAACAACTTGGCTAGATTATCCTGATAATGAATCATTAGCAGTAATAATTTGTATGCTTGGTTGTGATAATTGTTGTAAAGGTTGTCAAAATTCTGAGCTTAAAGATTATCAATATAAAAATAATGCTGTTTCTGAATATACCGTAAATGAATTAGTTGAAGCACTTAAAGCAGAATGCTTAAAACAACGTACTAATAAAGTTGTTTTCTCTGGTGGTGATCCATTAAGTTGTTTTAATATAAATAATACTAAAAAAATACTTGAAATATTAGGTAATGATTTAGATATCTGTGTATATACAGGACACTCAATCGAATATTGCAAATCTAATAATGTCAAAGGTTTTACATTTTTAAAATGTGGATTTTTTGACCTAAATACATCAAGAGAGAGTTATAAAACCGATGACGAGATGTGCTTCGCTTCTCCTAATCAAGAACTTTATAATGGTGATTATAAACTTTTAAGTAGTAATGGAATCTATAAATTTGAAGGAAATGAATAATATGTGTAATAAAAAACCAATTACTGTAAAATATCCAAATTTTAATCCAAATGAAGAAAACCCATATCAGGAAGAAATGGATAAGATTTTAGATATTAGTTTAACAGAAGCATCTACAACAAGAACTATTAAAAATATTACTGAATGTTTAACTAAATCATTAAAATCAAAATATGGTATTAAAGATAAAGAACAATTAAAAGAAGCTGTTAATGATATTTTAGCTATTCATGGTATGTCAGCTCAACATTTTGATCCTTTATCAATTATTTCTAAATTAACATTTGGTGAAGATAAAAATGTTAATAATTTTTCTGTTGATGATAATGCTAATAAAACATCTGTTAATATGGAAGGTATTTGTGGTGAAGCATTTTTACCTTATAAAAAAGTAGCTGGATATGATTATGAATATCAATCATTAAAAGAATTATTTGGAAAAGATGAAGCAAAGAAATGTTGTGCTTCAATGTATGATTTATCATTAGCTCTTAATGATTCAACAAAAATTACTATTCCATATTGTTATTGTATTGATGCTTCAAAATTAGTTATGAAAGGTCGTAATTTTGGGCAAGTACATTCATCACCAGCTCATAGAGTTAATACATATATTAGTATTCTTTGTGATACTATTAGAGAGCTATCTTTCTCGGTCGCAGGAGCTATTGCTGTTGGTAGCTTTTTCCTTGATATAGCACATTTGGCTATTTATAAAGAGCGTATAACTCTTGATGATTTAAAAACTGATAAAAAAATTAGAAAATATATCGGTAATTGTTTACAACAATTCATTCATTCTGTTAATCATTATTCAAGAAATTCAGTAGAATCTCCATTTACGAATGTTTCTTGTTTTGATAGAGATAAATTATTAAATTTAATAGGAGATGATAATTACGGTTGGTATTTTCCTAAAAAAGCAGCAGTTGTTGAAGATAATGAACTGGAAAATACAAAGGAAGCATATCATGAGTTTGTATTAGATTATATTGAAGAATTACAAGAAATTTATATTGATATATTTGATGCAGGCGACCCATTAAGAAATGGATTACAGTTTCCTTTTCCGGTTACGACTTGCAATCTCTCAATTACTGTTGATGAGAATGGCGAAAGAAAATTAACAAATCCAGATGATAAATTATATAATTATATTGTTGGTAAAGATATTTCAAAGTATAATATTTATTGTTCAGAAGGAACAAAAGTAGCTTCTTGTTGTCGTTTATTAAGTGATGCTGATATGATTGGATTAGGTGAAGGAGTTAACTCTTTTGGTGGTTCACAAATTTCATTAGGCTCGCATCGTGTTGTAACAACTGATATGTTTCGTATTGCTTGTGAAGCTCAATCTTAT